AACGCGGCGGCCCTGTCGAACAAGCTCTTGCAGCTGTCCGGCGGCGCCATCTACGACGAAGACGGCCGGGCTGTCGTCATACACGACGCCAAACTGCAGCGACTGAAGGAAATCGTTGAGGACAATGCCGGCCATCCGATACTGGTCTTTTATCAGTATAAGCATGAGCTGGAACGGCTGCTTTCGACCTTTAAGCATGCCCGGGAGCTGAAGACGGCCGACGACCTCCGGGCCTGGAACCGGGGGACCGTCCCGATGCTGCTGGCGCATCCTGCCAGTGCCGGCTACGGGCTGAACCTCCAGCAGGGCGGCCACATCATCGTGTGGTACAGCCTCACGTGGAGCCTGGAACAATATCTTCAGGCCAACGCCCGGCTGTGCCGCCAGGGCCAGACAGAGACCGTCGTCATCCACCAGCTGATTGCAAAAGGGACCGTCGATGAGGCCGTCGCCCAGGCGCTGAAACGGAAGGAAGCAGGCCAGCAGGCCATGCTGGACGCCATCCGCATCACGGTGAAGGAGTTGAGTTAAGATGAACCACCTGGATAAAGAACTCTATAAGCTCCGGCCCCGCGTACCGAGGCCGCCGCACTTTCGCGGCAGCGGCAAAAGGCGTCGGAATCGACACGTTTACCAGGAGCCGGAACCTGCGAAGCCGGTAAAGGTGGGAAGCCTTGCGGACGACATCCGCGAAGCGAACCGCCTGAAAATAGATTACGGTATTTATATGGCCCACAAGATGGGCCGGATGTAAGGAGGAACCATGACAAAACCGAAAGATTTCCCGGACTACTGCAAAAGCGGTGATGTCCATACACATAAGATGACGGAAGTCGAAAAGGAAGCCTTTGAGAAAGAACGGGCCGCACGGCACAGGAAATACCATTGGCGTGACAGCAAGAACGCCGTCAACGACGCCGAGAATTACACGGTCTCGGTCATCAAGCAACGCGATAAGAAAGGGGGCCACCGCTGATGCTTTTATCGGGGAACCGCATCCGTCAGCAGATGGCGTCGGGGAACATCGTCATCAAGCCCTTCGACAGCCGCCACGTCAATCCGAACAGCGTCAATCTGACGCTGTACCATGAACTCCTGGCTTACGACGACGTAACGCTGGACATGAAGCGCGAAGAAAAAGCCCACGTGCTGACCATCCCGGAAAAAGGTCTCGTACTCAAGCCGGACACGCTGTATCTGGGCCGTACGAACGAATATACGGAAACGCACGGCTTCGTACCGATGATCGAAGGCCGGTCTTCCATCGGGCGCCTGGGCATGTTCGTCCACGTGACGGCCGGCTTCGGCGACGTCGGTTTCTGCGGCTACTGGACGCTGGAGATCTTCGTCGTCCAGCCGCTGATCATCTATCCGGACGTCGAGGTCTGCCAGATTTACTATCACGACATCGACCCGGACTATGACGAATACCGGTCGACAAAATATCAGCACAACCACGGCATTCAGGTGAGCCAGTTGTGGCAGGATTTTAGGGGAGGAGAGTAAGTATGGACGCAAAGATGCTGCATGACATAAAGAATCCGGACCACTATACATGGAAAGGCGTCGAATGCAAGGAAGTCATCGGAATCATGACGCGCGGCCTTTCGGGAGAAGACGCCTATTACTTGGGGAACATCATCAAATATTTGTACCGCTACCCCAAGAAAGGGACTCCCGTGAAAGACGTCGCCAAAGCCGCGGAATATCTCACGATGCTGTTACATAGTGTAGAAGGAGCTGAAGAAAATGGGACTTTTAAGGAAGATGAAACGGGCGGCCGTTAAACCGCCCATGTCCGGCTTGTCTGTCGACGTCGGCCGGCGGCTGCAACTGAAGAGTAGGCCCGTGAACCGCAAAGAGCTGGACCTGCATGATAAGATGCTTATCAAGTCGACCCTGGACCGTTCCGTTGATTTCTGGATGACCTGTACGCTGATGGCGCTTCATGACGAATTCGGCTTCGGCGTCGTCCGGCTCCAAAAGGCCTATGATAAGATCTGCGGCATCTCGGCTTGCGTCGGTGGCGGTACAATCCGCCTCGAAGACCTGCAGCACTTCATCGGCTGCGGCTTCGACGAAGATAAGTACGAAAAACTGTTCGGCAAAGAACGCGTCGCGACGCCGGAGCTGGAGGATCAGCTCAAATGCGCCCTGTCCGTAGTCCTGCCGTCGGGCCTGCGTGAGGAACTGGTGAGCGCCGCCAACGACGCTGGCCTGACCTTGAACCAGTATGTCGTGAAAGCGCTGAAAAACAGCGTGAAGGAGGAAGGAGGAATGAGAACTTGAGCGAAGCTGAAGAGTATCTGAACACCATCCGCCGCCTGGATGCACGGCTGCGGGTGAAGGAACACGAGCGGAAGCGCCTGGAAGATGACATATGCAGCTTGTCGGCCATCGACTACAGTAACAGCCACGTGGCCGGTGGCAAGCCGCTCGACATCTCCGATAAGATCGCCAGGCTCGACGATATCATCCGCCGGGCCAACGAAGAATGGGATTCCTTTATCGACCGCAGGGATGAAGCCGCAAGCCTCATCGAACAGATTGAGAATCCGGACCAGCGTGACGTCCTCATGGGCTACTATGTGTGGTGCTTCGGTTGGGCCGACGTCATGGCCGATATCGGCGTTGGGAAGACTAAGTTGTTTGAGCTGAAGCGCGATGCGATGGCCCATTTCGAGGTGATCTACGCGAAAAACGCCGCTATTTTGAAATTGCGAACTAAAACGGACAAAGACGAACTCGAACGGAGTGGCGCGAACTGACGACCGGTGATATAATGTAAACTGGGAATAGAAGGGACAAGAAGTCAACACATTCATCTCTGATTGCCTGAGCTCATCGGGTAAACACCTCCTTATTTTTCAAATCAGTAAATTACACAGGGAAAGCCATCGACACAAGCCTCGTGCCGGTGGCTTTTCTGTTCCCAGCGGAAGGAGTTGATAGCATGGGACGACATAAAGACCGGAACCCGAAACGCAAGCGGGCCTACGAAATCTGGCTTGCCAGCGGCGGACGGTTACGCAACAAGGACATCGCGCAGCAGGTCGGCGTCTCTGCCGACGACATCAAGCGCTGGAAGTTCAGGGATCAATGGGAGAAACAGGACCCGGATGCAAAGGCCAGGAATTATGAGTGGACGGAGCCGGATGCCCCGAAACTCGATGATGAAGATATCACCGATGAGGAAGCACAGCGGCAGGCTGAGTCGATGCACCGGCATTTCCAGGACGGGATGACCGATAAGCAGCGGCTGTTCTGCATCTACTACGTCAATAGCTTCAACGCTGTTACCAGCTACCAGCGGGCGTATCGATGCAAGCGCCTCGCCGCATGTAACACGGCTTACGAGTTATTGCATAAGCCTATCGTAAGCAAGTACATCCGGTACCTCAAGGAGCTTCGCTTGCAGAGCCTGTTCGCGGACGGTGGTGATATCGTCGAGATGTATATGCGTATCGCCTTTGCCAACATCAACCAGTTCGTCGTAGTCAAGGACGGTGAGGTACACTCGGCAGACTCGGACAGCATCGACGGCCAGCTGGTACAGGAAATCAAATCTACCAGCGATGGCGTGTCTATCAAGCTGGCCGACAGGATGAAGGCTTTGCAGTGGCTGTCCGATTACTTCCAGCTGAACCCGAAGGACCGTCACAAGAAAGCCTATGATGACAAGGTGCTGGCCATGAAGCAGAAGGAACTGGAGATGAAGGACTTCTATGGCTGAGCCTTGGGCCGCTGCGTTCTATAAGTCCGAGGCCTGGCGGTCCTTGCGCCGGGCGCTGATACAGGAGCGCGGCACCGTGTGTCCTGTCTGCCATCGGGACTACATGGCAGACACATCGAAGCTTATCGCGCATCACATCCAAGAGCTGACACCGGAGACAGTGACGGACGCAAGCATCGCCTTGAATCCGTCGAACGTCGAGCTCATCTGCTTCGACTGCCACAACAAGGCGCATAAGCGATATGGCCAAGGTGCGCATCACGTGTACTTGGTGTACGGCGCGCCATGCAGCGGTAAGTCGACCCTGGTCCGGCAGATGATGCACCGCGGCGACCTCATCGTCGACACGGACCTGCTGTTCTACGCGGTGTCCGGCTGCTGCTTGTACGATAAGCCGGACCAGCTGAAGAGCGACGTGTTCGCTGTCCGCGCCTTACTGTTGGACCGGATACAGCACCGGGCTGGCCGGTGGGGCGATGCCTACATCATCGGCGGCTATCCCTTCAAGCTGGATCGCGAGGGGCTGGCCCGGAAGCTCGGGGCCGAACTCATCTTCTGCGACCTGCCGAAAGAGCAGTGTAAAGCCAACGCCCGCGCGGGCCGCGGGAACCTGGCGAAAGCCTGGGAGGGATACATCGAACGGTGGTTCGACGATTATCAAGCATAGCCCCCCCGGGTGCTTAAAAATTTTAAGAAAAAGCCGAACCGTGGCGAATACCCTTTTTTCATCCGCACCAAAATTTTGACTTTTCCGGCGAAGGTTTTTGAAATCGGAAATACTGGAACGAGAAACGCTTTTATACCGTGTGAGGAGGCGAGAATATGACAATCGAAGAGGAATACGAACGAATCAAAAGTCTGTTCGACGGCGTCGACGAGAACCAGCTGGCTCTTTTAGATGGCGCCATTGTAGAAGCGGCGCGGCTTCGCACGGAGTTGAACCGCCTGCATATGATTGCCGCCGCTTCCGGACTGGTCAAAGTGGACCCGGTGAACCCGTCCCGTCAGAAAGAACTTCCTGTTTCAAAACTGCTCCCGAAAGTAAGGGCCAGTTATGCGAACATCATTTTCAAGCTGGCGGCCGTGCTCGGCCGGACGGTCGATGACGATGATTTAGGATTGGATGATTACGAATGAGCTACATAGCTGAATATCGTGATAAGATCCTGTCCGGCGAAATCATCGCCGGCCGTTACATCCACCTGGAGCTGGACCGTTTATCACACGACCTGGCCGACCCGGACGTGAAGATGGATTACGACGCGTCGAACAAGCGCATCCAATTCATCGAACACGAGCTGCGGCACGGCCAGGCCCCCTTTGCGGGGAAGCCTTTTAAATTAGAGCTTTTTCAGAAGGCCATCATCGAAGCCATTTTCGCGCCGCACATCTACGACGCAGAGCTCAAACGCTGGGTCCGCAAGTATCAGGATGTGCTCCTGGTAGAAGCCCGGAAGAATGGCAAGGATTTAGCACTCGATACGCCGATTCCTACGCCGTCCGGTTGGACGACGATGGGTAAGCTACAGCCAGGCGATACCGTGCTTTCGCAAAGCGGCAGTACCGCGAAGGTCCTTGCTGTGTCTCCCATCTATCAGCATAATGACTGCTACGAGGTGACCTTTGAGGATGGGGAACGCATCGTAGCCGGTTCTGGCCATTTGTGGACAGTTACGGTGAAAAAGCCTAAAGGCGTCTATGTAACCCGTACGACGGCCGAATTGAGTCGCAACTATAAGCGTGCACGAAGTGATGGCAAGGGTATCGAGTATAGGTACCGAGTGCCTATGCAGCGACCCTTAAAGTTATCACATAAAGCACTGCCCATCCATCCTTATATCCTCGGCTATTGGCTGGGGAATGGAGACTCCGATAGCGCCCGGATAACATGCCACGAGAAAGACCTGCCTGCTTTGAGTCAGCAGTTCAACCGTTGCGGTTATCCTGTAAAAAGTATCCAGGAACAGCGGGGGCAGTGCGTAAGAGCATGCTTAGGCGGCCTGCAAAAAGAATTGCGCGCTACGGGGATACTGAACCATAAGGTCATCCCGGCTGAATACCTGCGGGGCTCTATCGGCCAGCGCATGGCGCTGATTCAGGGCTTGATGGACAGCGACGGCTATTGCTCGAAAGCCGGGCAATGCGAATTCTGTCAGCGTGACGAATCACTCACGAAGCAGGTGTCTGAGTTGCTTTCCTCTCTGGGTATCAAGCACACTATCAATGAAAAAGACATCGCGCTGAACGGGAAATTATATCACGCCTTTTACACACGGTTCTACTGCTCGCAGGAAAATCCGTGCTTCCGGTTAGAACGGAAGCGGTCGCGGCTTAAGAAGAAGCTGGCCGAACGGATGAAAGCGAAAAGCATCGTCAGTATACAACCGATAGGCTCCGTGCCGACGAAATGCATCGCTATCGACGACCCGACGCATCTGTATCTAGCAGGTCTCCGGATGACGGCTACGCACAACAGCCCGCTGGCGGCGGCCATATCGCTTGCTGAATGGGTTTGCGGTCCGATGGGCGGTAACATCTTGTATGGATCCAACGACTTTGACCAGTCCGACATCCTTTTCCAGTGCGCTAATGACATGCGCGAGGAATCGCCGAAACTGGCTCGATGCACACATAAGAACCAGAAGGGAATCTTCTGGGGCAATCAGAAGCAGAAGCATGCCCGCGGGAAATTCAGCCGGCAGAACAAAGGGACTATCAAGAAGCTGTCGGCACGGCAGAGCGCCAAGGAAGGGAAGAACATTTCCATCGGCGTCGTCGACGAAGTCCATGAAATGCAGGACAACACGCTGGTCATGCCTATCCGCCAGGCCCTGTCCACACAGGACGAGCCGCTTTACATCGAAATCACGACGGAAGGCTTTACCGACGGCGGTTACCTCGATGAACGTATGGCCCTGGCCAAACAGGTGCTGACGGGAGAGGCTGAGATGCCGCGCTGGCTCATCTTCCTATATCAGCAGGATACGGAGGAAGAGATTTTCCAGGATGAGCAGTCCTGGTATAAAGCCAATCCGGGCATGGGAACCATCAAGAAATGGTCCTTCATGCGCCAGATGGTCGATGAAGCCCGGACGAACCGCAAGACGCGGGCCTTCGTGCTGGCCAAGGATTTCAATATCAAACAGAACACGGCAGCGGCCTGGCTGGAGTCGGCTACCATCGAGAACCCGCGGACCTTCGCGCCGGAGGAACTCGACGGTCAGTATTACATCGGCTCCCTCGACTTTGCGGAAACGACGGACCTTTGCAGCGCCAAGGCGCTCTTCGTCGACCCGTGGACGCGGCAGAAAAAGACGCTGTCGATGTACTTCGTGCCGGAAATCAAGGCCGAGGCCCTGGGTACCGAGAACGGCGATGCCCTGAATCCGGAACAGAAAGATTACCGGGAATGGGCCAGAGAAAGATTGGTCACGATTTGCCCAGGCACGGAAGTCGACGCGAAGATGGTCGCCGACTGGTTCTTGAAGTTGTATGACGACTATCACGTCATCCCCTTCAAAATCGGGTATGATAATTGGCACGCCAAGGACTTCAAGAAATATATCGGCGAATACTTCGGCGATGAAGTCCTGGAGAGAATCATCATGGATTATCTGTCTTTATCGAACCCCATGTCAGCGCTGGAAAGCGATTTGCGCCGCAAGGTGCTGAACTACAACGACAATCCGATTGATAAGTGGTGTTTGGCCAACACAGCCTTCAAGGTTAACAATCTCGGTATGATGATGCCGGTCAAAGTGTACGGCCAGTCGAAGAACCGTATCGATGGAGCCCTCGGCTTCATCATCGCCTACGCCGCTTACGGTCGGTTCAAATCGGAATATCACGAACATCAGAAATCGGTTTTACCGGAACCGGGGCCAGGAGGTGACATCCGGTGCTGAAATTCTTTCAGAACATCCTAACGAAATACAAGTCGCATCGGAATGACCAGCTCATGACCAGCATTTACACTGGTAACCAGGCCGTCATGAACCGCTTTGGCCGGGACATTTACCTGAGCGACCTGGTCAACAACTGCATCAACCGTATCGCGAAGGAAGCGGGGAAAATCAAGATCGTATCGGTCGTCGATACCGGCGACAAGGTGCAGCCTCAGAACGACGATATTTCCCGGCTGTTCCGGTTCCAGCCGAATCCGCTCCAGACGACGAAAGATTTCCTGGAGTCGCTGGAATGGCTCAAGCTGAAGACCCGGCACTGCTGGATTTTCCCGGAATGGACGGAGATTTACGACACGAAGGGCGTCGCCCATCGCTACTATACCGCCATCTATCCGCTCAACCCGGCCAGCGTCGAGATGGGGCCGATAGAAGGCACTAATGACTGGTACGTCAAATTCTGGTGGCACGACGGAACAACCGATACGGTCCCGCTGGCTGACCTCATCCATCTCTGCTGGCGCCGTGGGACGAACACTATCCTTTGCGGTGGCGACGACCTAGGCATGGCCGACGACCGCGATACCCTGCAAACGCTGTCCGTACTCGATACGGCGAAGCAGGGCGTAGCGAAGAGCATCACGAACGCGTTGCTCGTCCGCGGTGTACTCATCAACAAAACGGCCATTAGCCAGCGGGAGCTTCAAAAGTCGATGGAGAACTTCGAGGACCGCATCCATGTATCGAAGAGCGGCGTCATCGCTATGGACCTCACCGGCGAATACGTGCCGATCGATAACGCCGTGCCGGTCATCCCGGAAACGACGCTGAATTTCCTGAAGTCAGACGTCCGGGAAAAGTACGGTATCTCGGAGGCCGTGTTGTCCGGCGATTACAACGGTGACCAGCAGGACGCCTTTTATCAATCCTGCATCGAAGAAACAATCGTTGAGATCGAACAGGCCTTTTCCGCGGCCCTCTTCACGCCGCGGGAACAGGACGTCGGTCATCGGGTCCGCTGCTACTACAATCAGCTGTCGCACCTGTCGACGAACGGAAAAATCGAATTGGCGAAAATCGCCCACGATACCGGCGTCCTGACGCTCAACCAGGTCGGCGCCATGTTCGGTATGCCACCTTTTGAAGGCGGAGACCGGCGCTTGCAGAGCCTGAACTACGTCAACATGGATAAAGCTGATGAATATCAGCTTTACCTGAACAGTAAAAAGAAGGGGGATACAGGGGATGCCCAACCAAAAGAAAAAAATTGAGGACCTGAAACAGCTCGCCTCAGAATGGCGGTCTTTCGGTCTCGATAACCTGAAAGCCGAAACGCGTTCCGGCGGCGAAAACGACCCGGATGAACACATCATCGATGGCCACGCCGCGGTCTACAGTCGTCAAACAGCTATCGGCGACTGGTTCAATGAAGTCATCGAGCCCGGTGCTTTCGACGGCTGTGACCTGACCGATGTACCTTTTATCGTCAATCATGACTCCCGCAAGATTCCGTTGGCACGGAGCCGCAACAACAACGGGAACAGTACGCTGACGCTCACGGTCGACAACACTGGCCTTGCCTTCAGTGCGTCTGTCGATACCGATAACAATCCGGAAGCCCGTCAGCTCTATTCGGCCATCCAGCGCGGCGATATCGACGGGATGAGCTATAGTTTCCGGGTCAACGAAGACCGCTGGGCCGATTTAGACTCGGATATGCCGACCCGGCACATCCTTAAAATTGCGAAAGTATTCGAAATAAGCGCGGTCACCTTTCCCGCTTATGAAGATACTGACATCAACGCCCGGCAGGCTGCCGACGCGCTGGAGAGCGCGCAGCGGGTACTGGAGAGTGCCCGGGCCAAAGCAGGACTGGACAGTCGTGCGACGTCGCTGGAGAGCGATGCGGAATTGCGTGATGCTTATAAACTCAAAATCAAAATCTTAGGAGGTTTAGAATAATGGATTATGCAAAAATGCTGGCCGACGCTGAAAAGCGTATGCAGGCCCTGATGGGACAGACCGAAAAGACGGAAGACGTCGCCGAACTCCGCTCCATCTATCGTGAAATGCAGACTCTCCGCAGCAACATCGAAATTCTGAAGGCCGCTAAAGCGGACCAGGAAGGCCGTGACGCTCATGTCGAAGGAGTTAAACCGGCGGAACCGGCTCCGGCAGCTCCTGCTGTCGATGATCGTACTGCCGCCGTGAACAAGGAAGCCGAAAAACGCGCTGACGTCCCGAAAGGTGCTTTCACTGCGCCGGAAGCTACGGATAAACGCGCACAGGACGCCCAGGCGGAAATGGAAAAACGCGGCGCGGACCTCAAACAGCGCGGCACGGTCGTCCGCTTCGCGGCCGAGGGCTTGTTCCCGCACGAAAAACGTTCCATTCTGACGTCGACGCCGACGATCATCGTCCCGACCTTTGACAGCCCGGTCATCAACGAAGGCTTCAACGTCGTATCGTCCCTGGTGGACCGAGTCAGACACGTCAACCTCAACGGCGGCGAATCTTATGAAGAACCGTATCGTATCGACATCCCCGAAGGCACGTACACCACTGAAGGCGGTACGCCGGCCGATACCGACGTCACCTTTGGCAAGGCAGCCATGACGAAATCGAAGATCACCGCGTATAGCGAAATCTCCCGCGAAATGCTCAAACTGCCGAACGCCAATTACGCCGGCTACGTACAGAACGCCATCCGCACCTCTATCCGTGCGCAGATGACGAAAGAAATCCTGCTCGGCAGCGGTGCCACCAATTCCTTCGTCGGCATCTTCTCCGGCAAGGCCACGGCCATCGACCCGGCTTCCGACCTCACCCTGGCCGGTATCGATGATACCACCCTCGACCAGATCATCTTTAATTATGGCGGCAAGGAAGACGTCGAAGACGCAGCCGTCCTCATCCTGAACAAGCTCGACCTGCTGGCCTTCGCATCCGTACGTACTTCCACCAAACAGAAGTTCTACGACATCCAGAGCCAGGGCAACACGGGCACCATCAACGGCGTACCGTACATCATCAACAGCGCTTGCAACCAACTGACCGATTCCACCAAGAAGACGGCCGACTACTGCATGGCTTATGGTTCCCTTTCGAATTACACCATTGCAACGTTCGCCGATATCGAAGTCGCACAGTCCGACCAGTACAAATTCAAGGAAGGCATGATCTGCAACCGCGGCGACGTCTACGCAGGCGGCAACGTCACGGTCTACAACGGTTTCCTCCGTATCAAACGGAAAGCGACGGCCTAGAAAGGGGGTGACAGGTTATGGCTGACGCAACACTGACGGCCGCAGAGCTGCAGCGCGCTTTGCACATCGACTCCCCGGACGAGCTCGAGAACGCGCAGAGCTTGCAGGCGGCGGCTGAGATTTATCTGGAGAACGCCGGCGTCGAACGGGATTACGGCAACGCGCTCTATAAGCAGGTGGTGATGAACTACATCGCCCGGCTTATGGATCAGCCTGACCTGCTTACAAATCTGTCCGAAACCAACGGCTTCATGCTCAACGGTTTCATCCATCAGCTGCGGCTGAGCCAGCAGGTGAGAGCGGAGGCGGATGCGAATGCTGACAAATAGCTATGGCGAAGCCCGTGCCGGCGCACTGAACCGTCGGGTGACTATCCTGTCGTACCCGGAAAAGGATGACGGCCAGGGCGGCCGCTACGTCGATAAGAAGCACCCTGTAGAGACAGAGGTCTGGGCCTATGCCGCTAAGCCCCATTTCACCGAGGGCAGCAGCGGCGGCGGACCGGCCTCGCAGATTACGCAGGGCTTCATCATCCGCAAGCGGGCCGTCGGGCTGTCCGACGTCGTGCGCTATCAGGGCACGACGTATAAGATCCTGCACATCGATTACTCCGGTGTGCGTAATCTTACGCTGACCTGTCAGGCGGTGATGCATAATGGCTAAAACCTTTTGGGTCACGACAAATGTCACGGCCGAGGTCAAAAAGGCCCTGGGGGACGTCACGAAGTACGATAAGGACACACAGCAGCGCCTGGATGGTGTCGTACGTGATATGACGGACCGCGTCTTCAAGGAAGCGGTATCCCGCGTGCCGAAGAAATCCGGGAAACTGGCCAGCAGCATCAAACAGGAATTCCGGCCGACGCCGCACGGGCTCCAGGGCTATGTCAAGGCCATGGACCACATCGCCCACATCATCGAGTTCGGCGCGGCCGGCGCTGTCGTGGTACCTGTCCGGCGGAAGGCCCTGCATCCCGGGGCCGCCGGATGGTTTGCGGCCCATGCTATCGTCCCGCAGCGTACGGCGCATCCCTTTATGCAGCCTGCGATGGACGCGGTTCGCCCGGATCTGGAAAAAGCAGTCAAGGAGGCGGTAGACCATGATAAGTAGGATACCTTTCAACGAGGTCCAGCAGGGGCTGTATCAGCTCCTGGGCCGTGGCCAGACCGTTCCTGTCTATGACAGCATCCCGGACGGCTCAGAGGCGATGCCATACATCTGGCTCGGCGAATTCCATGGCGCTCCGGCTGAAGAAAATAAAACAGTCGTGATGCACCAGGTATCGCAGCAGCTCCACATCTGGAGCGACCAGAAAGGTAAGCTCGAAGTAAATGGTATCATGAACGATATTGTCACGCTGCTGACCAAGTATCAGCTGTCGTTAGACGGCTTCCGTCAGGTCGGCGGCGCTACAGTATCGCTATATCAGACGACCGGGGAGCTCTATGAGAACGGCGACAAGGCCTATCATGGAGTCATCCAGGTCGAATATCTCGTAGAACAAACAGATTAGGAGGAACACAATGGCTTTAACCGAAGAACAAATTAAGAACCTGCCGGTGGCTGACGATAACGTCAAAGCCGTCGCCGGTAAAGATACGCTGCTCTTGGTGGCCCTTACGGAGAACCCGACGAACTGGCTGCTCCTGGGCGGCCAGCGCAGTACGCCTTTGCAGCGTAAAGCCGACTCTATCGACGCCACGTCGAAAGACTCGGGCAACTACAGCGAAAAGCTGCCGGGCATGCTGTCCTGGACCATCTCGTATGAAGGTCTGTACGTGCTGAACAGTGCCGCTTATGAAATCGTCAACAACCGCTACGAAGCCCGCAAGCCGATTTACATCCGCCAGGAATACCCCGACGGCTCGTATCGTACCGGCTGGGCCGCCATTACGAGCCTCGATGAAGAACACAGCTACAACGGGGTATCGACGCTCAAGATGACCTTAGAGGGCAAGGGCGCTATCAGCGGTATCAAATCGGTCGGCACGCCGGCCATCGCATCGCCGACGATCACCTTTACCAAGGCCAGCGCCAAAGACGCTACGGTCAACGTCACGCCGGTCGACGCTTTTGTCCGCAGCATTACTTGCGACAACGTTCCGCTGACGCAGGAAGTCGACTACTCGTATGTCGAAGGCGTCCTTACCATCAAGAAAGAATATTTGCAGAAACTGACCACGCGCTGTACGCTCGATGTCATGCTGACGGCTGATTTAAAAGTTGCTGTGAACGTGACTATTTCTGCGTAGGAATCAGGAAAGGGTGTCACGTAACGCGACGCCCTTATTACTCATAAGGAGCGATGCATTTTGAAAGAGACGATTGATATCACCATCAGCGGGACCCAGTATAGCTTATATCTGACTATCGGCGACCTGCGCCACATCGAACGCGAAGTCGGCCGGTCCATCCTGTCCATCATGGGTGACGGTGTCGGCCAGCTGGTAGCCAGCTGCAACCTCGACGTACTGGTCGCCATGCTCCGCTGGGGCATCCACGATAAACTGCACGGTAAGCGCAACGACGACCAGGTCTATGACCTTTTGCAGGCCTATTGCGATGACGGGAACAGCATCGACGACATGACGGCCAACTTTATCGGAGCCATCTTGCAGACCGGACTCTATACCCGCGTGAGGGTACCGGAAAAAAACGCCAAGACGGAGACGAAGAAAAAGGCAGCGTCGTCGTCGGCTCCGTACAAGAATGGATAAAGAACGCTGAGCCGGTGGCCTACGGGCCGCTGGCACTTAAACCGGTCGAGTTCGAGGACTTGCAGATCCACGAGTTCAATAAGATGGTAGAGGGCTATCTGCTCCGCAAGAAAGAGCAGGAACGTAAGCAGTCCTATTTCACGGCCTGCATCATGAGCTGTATGACCAGCCAGGTTGTCCAGCCCGACTCTATCTACTATGGACTGCATCCGGAGGACAAGCCGGACCCGCGCCTGGAGCGCGAAGAATTTTTGAAAGCCGTCGGGCTTCCATCGATGATGCCGAAAGAGGAGGGGTAGACTTTGGCCACCTTAGCGGACCTTATGATCAAAATCGGGGCGGACAGTACCGGTCTGTCCCAGGAGCTGAATAAATCGAAAGAGGCGCTGAACCAGACCTTCAGCGTGAGCCCGGTGAAAGAATTTTCGGGCAGCGTAGACGAAGTGGCCGGGAAAATCAGCGGTCTGGCCGGGAATCTCACGAAACTGGCCGGCATCGCCGCTGGTGGCTTCGGCCTGAACGCTGTCGTCCAAAGTGCCGTTAATGCCGGCGAAGCCGTTTATCAGCTTGGACAGCGCTACAACATGTCCGCCGCTCAGGCGGGCCAGTTAAACGCTGTCATGAAGCTGACCGGCGGCGACGTCGATACCGCGGCTGCGGCTATGATGCGCTTCGACAAGACCCTTTCGTCGTCGGGATCCGCTGGCGATAAGGCCCGCAGCATCATGCAGCAGCTCGGCATCTCGATGACCGACTCGTCGGGCCGCTTGAAACCGCTGAATGAACAGCTGGGCGAACTCGCCAAGGGCTACGAAAAGGCGAAGGCCGCAGGCCAGGGGCAGGAATTCCTGATGAACACTCTCGGCGTCCGTGGCCTGGCCCTTACGAAGACCCTGGACAATTATACGGAAGTAGCGGAACGGGCATCTAAAATCAAAGGCGTCGGACTGAACCCGGAAGAGATGCACAAAGCTTATATGGACATGCAGGCAGTCAGCATGCAGTTCAGCAAGCTCGGTGTCGTCGCCGGGTCTGCGCTGGCTCCTTTGGTATCGCAGATCCTGCCGAGCGTGCAGGCGGGGCTCGCTAAAGTAGCCACGATTGTCGCCCAGAATAAAAACGAAATCAGCACGGTCATCGTCGAGGGTACGAAACTACTGGCCATTTACAAATCCTTGCAGATGGCCAGTAAAGCCGTAACCGCCGGCAAGAATATGTACGATACGGCCCGCAACGTTCTAGGCGCAGGCCAGAAGACCGGCTCGACGGCGCAGGAAGAAAAGCAGCTCGACCAACTGACCAAGAAACAGGAACGCTATATCCAGAAGTCTATTGCAGATTCTGACAGGATGTACCAGAAGCGTCGCAAGGAAGCCATTAAGACGGCCGAACATGAAAACATGTCGGCTGAAGAGACGCAGAAGTTCTTGGCCGAAAAATTTACGCAGATCGGGGAAGAAGCGGCGGCCGCGGCTGAACAGATTCGGAGCCGGATGACGGCGGCCTATCAGCAAATCAACCTGGCCGCACAAGAAGCCGCCACGGGTGTGCAGGAAGCCAACGCCAGGATGACCGAAAGCAACGCGCAGGTAGCCGAGTCGGAAGCGGCTACCGGTACAGCGGCTCAGGAAGCAGCCGTCGTAAAGCAGGAAGCCAATGCCGCGAAAATCACCTCAAACGAAGAGGTCATCGTGGCCAACGGTGAAGTCGCAGACTCTGAGGTAGCTGCCGGTGCCGCCGCTGAAGAAGGCGCTGTCGTAAAGCAGGAAGCCAACGCGGCTAAAGTCGCATCGACGGAAGAAGTCATCGCGGCTAACGAACGGGAGAAGGTTGCGGAAGTCGCTACCGGCGTCGAAGCGACCAACACCGGGGCTAAGAGCGTTGCCGCCAACACCGCTGCTCAGGGTGGCCTGGCGAAGACCGAAAGCAAGACCAAGGACGTCGCAAAGGGTCACGTCGTGGCCGGTAATGCCGCTATGCAGACCGGGGCTAAAACCGTAAAAGCAGCTGGCCAGGGCCTAGGCGCTATCGGAAAGGTCACGTCAGCGCTGTCCATGATGGCCGGCGGATGGATGGGTGTTGCAGCGGCGGCTCTTTATGCCGCTTACTGCGCTTTCAAGTATTTCAACGCAAAATATGAAGCCGCGAAAAGTAATACGTGGACCGGCGACGATGGGTATCAGATCACCGTCCGCAACGGCCAATTCTTCAAGCAGGTTCCGAACGATGGTGATTCCGATATTGCAGCTGATCCGACCGGCCAGGGAGAACGTGCCAATGGCGGTGCCGATGAAGTACTCATCGAACCAGGCACGCCGGAATATGCTAAGGCTTGGGATAACTGGGTCAAGGCTGGTGGCGGAGCCGATTACCTGAAGGAGCAGGCCGAAAAGGCCATGGCCGATGCAAACGCGGCCGCCGGGAACGTCGACTATGATATGCCATCTTTCGATTTTAGTGGCGACGATGGCGGAGGCGGCTCCTCTTCCCGCGGGTCGTCGTCGGCCGCCGCGGAAAAGGCCGCGACACCGATGAAGACGGTATACTCTTTTGGAAATGACCCGGAAATTGCACCATACGCTAATGAAATCGAATACGCTGGCGGCTACTGGGGTGTATCACCTGAACTCATCGCGGCGATCATCAAAACAGAAAGCCATGGCAACGCCACGGCCTGGTCTTCGGACGGCGCGCACTATGGCTTAGGCCAGATTTCCCAGGACATCGCCAACCGGTACGCAGGCGGTCAGGGCTATGGCAACGGTTCCGATTACAACCAGAACATCATGGCTGTCGGCGGCTACTTAGCCGATTTGTATCAACAGTACGGCGACCTGAATCAGACCATTTCGGCGTACAACGCCGGCCACGCGACGGACTCTAACATTGGTTACGTTAACTCCGTGTTGAGCAATATGAATGCCATGACGTCGAAGCAGGTGCCGGATAACGGCAGTACAGCGGCGTCTCAGCCGGTCGAATACGACATCCCTGTAGGCGAGCTGGCTGCTTATCACGCCATGAAAGACTACTGGGACGGTGAGCAGTGGCGCGGCAACCTCGGCAGCGACGCCGTTGGCTGGTGCGACGATTTCGTCCACCAGATTTACAAGGACGTTTTTACTCAGCTTGGTAAAACGGACCCATTCGGCGACGGCATCGTCAACGACTCATCATTTAAATCCCTGGGAGCATACCACGCTGGAAATCTGGATGCCGTCCGCGGCGCCTTACAGGTCGGTGACCTCGTCGACACGGCGGGTCACGTCGGCATCTACATCGGTAACGGCATGGTCCGCAGCCGTCAGTCCAGCGCCGGCGTCCATGACTTATCACTTGATGAATTTAGCAATACTTTCGGCGGCATCCGGGGCTACGGCTCGCTGGCAGAAGCCACGGGTGGGATGACCGTCAAGAGCAGCCTCGTCGGCAAATTTGCAGTCAACCAGGCCGCGGCCGAAGCAGCGAAGAGACTGGAAAAAGCAAAGCAGGACTATGCCGATATTCTCAACGAACTTCGCGGCGATGTAGAGACGCAGACCGGCACGGACTACGAAAAGGGCATGCTCGGCCTGATGAAGTCCTATGCGCAGAAGTATCAGAAAATCCGGGCCGTCGAAAATGTCGGCGGCGTGGACACGTCGGAAGCGAAGAAGCTCTTAGAAGAGTATAAGCTGGAACAAATCAAACAGCTGAACGAAAAGCGGCTCCAGGCCGAACAACAGCTGCGCGATGATACAGCGAAAGTCAACGCCCAGATGAAGGGCGACTACACCGCACTCTACGACGCAGAACTCAAGAAGAACCTGGACACACTCCAGAAGGAAAAGGAAGCCCGCTTCAAGAATGTCGCGACGCATAAGAACGACGTCGAGGCGATGGCCGAAGTCAACGAGTGGTATACCGCGCGATACCTGGAACTTACGAAGAAACGGGAAGAAGAACGTCGTCAAGAATTCGATAACTCCGTCAAGGATGCTATCTCGGATCTGGACGTTTCCCGGCTCAGCAAGCTCGTGTACTCCAAGCAAGGGATTGATGATATCAAATGGGACGAAAAGAGCAAGGCCATGCAGCTCTTCTACTCACAGTGGCGGGCCGCCAGCATCTCGACATATGGTATTGCCGAGGAAGCGGCGTCGTCTATCTCGTCCGGCCTGTCGAGTGTCTTTTCCGACCTCGGGAACAATATCTCGAACGTCGGTAAATTAGCGCAGAACATGGGCAAGGTCATCCTCGACACCATCGTCAAGATTGCCGCACAGTGGGCCGCCGCGAAGATCACGATGGGCCTCCTGGGTGGCTTCCTCGGTATCGCTGCACCGACAGCTGGCGCTTTTGGCGGCGGATGGAATTACGCAAGCGGCTACGGGAGTTGGTATTCAGGAGCAGGCCTGCCATCCTTCTCGGTACCGGCCTTTGCCAGCGGCGGTCGCGTCACCGCCCCAACGCTGGGCTTGCTGGGCGAAGGGCCAGACGAAGAAGGCGTTTTCCCACTCAACGACGATACGTACGCCCGGATGGCCCAGGGCATCGTAAACGCCCGTGGGAACACTAACGGCAGCAACGCGCCCGTCGTCAACATCATCAATAACAGCAGCAGCCAGGTCAGCGTCAAGGACAGCCACTATGACAACTCGATGCGCAGGTGGATTTTAAACGCTGTCGTCGAGGACGTCAACAACAACGTCGACGGCTCGGCGACGAACCTGAAAGCTGCCTTGGGGGTGAGATAAATGAGAACGAAAGTTTTTCCGGCCGATAAGCTGCCGGCGCCGATGTCCACATCGGCATCGAATATCGGCGACACTTTTATGGAAACGCTGACGGCCAGCACCATCACGACCGAAACCGACGGCGGGTATAAGCAAACCAGACCCCGCAACACCCGCGTCAAAACGACATGGGCTTATTCGTGGGCCAATTTGAGCGATACCCAGTATGCAGCCCTCAAAGATTTTTACAAAAGCGTTGGTACAGCCGACATGTTTACGTTTACCGATTACGCTCTGAGGCAAACCCATACCGTGCGTTTTTCTGGAGATTTTTCGGGTCAGTATTACCAGCCGACGGGGTGGTCGGTGACACTTACGTTTGAGGAGGTGTAAGCCATGCTTACGTGGGAATCAGCCGCCATTTTGGAAAAAAATAAGCTAGCCAGCGACAAACCTTTTTTGATGCTCGTCGAAGTTAACCACAAAAGCCTACCGGACACGGTCCGCCTGGCGCGCAATACGGAAGACGTGACATGGAACGGCCACACATGGACCCGCTTCCCGCTTAAATGCGACTCCGTGACGACAGACGGCAAAACCATGCCGACGTGTAAATTGTCGGTATCGAGCTGTGGCGGTCTGCTCATGGGCTATGTAAAGCGCTATGAGGGGCTGACTGATGCAGCCGTCAAGATCTACATGGTCCATGCAGCCATGCTGGACCGGACACAACCGCTCATGACGCTGGAATTCGTCGTCCGTGGGACCAGCTATGATGAGTCCTGGATTACTTTCGAGCTGGGATGCGCACCGGACGTATACAACCGCTTCCCACCGGACAAGTATATGACAAATTATTGCCCATTTAAATTTAAATCCGTGCAGTGTGGCTACGCCGGGGATGCCGATTGTTGTAACAACACGCTAAAAGAGTGCCGCATTCGTCAGCGTTTCGGCGGTGAACAGGGGATGACCGGGAACTATGCTTAACTATCAGGATTTAGTCGGCATCCCCTTCGTTGATGGTGGCCGGACACTTCAGGGTTTCGACTGCTGGGGCCTCGTCCGCTATATCTATCAACAACGCGGCATACAGCTGCCGAATTACCCCATAGACCCCAAAGACCGCGAAGCCGTACACCAGGCGATGGAAGAGGGTGCTGCGTCAAGCTGGAAAAAAGTAGAGACACCGCGCGAAGGCGACGTCGTGCTGTTAGAGCTGGCAATAGGCTGCGCGAACCACGTTGGCGTCTATATCGGGCACGGCGATTTTATTCATGCTTACGGGACGTCGGTTGTCATTGACCGACTGAGCCACTGGCAGTCCCGTATCGTAGGATTTTATCGGCCGAAGGAGGGAGACCATGATTGAATTAATTGTCATCAATAATCCGTTTACAATGGAACGGGAGTTGACAGAAAAAGAATACACAGGCCAGCCCTTATCGACGTATATAGACTTGGACTGGGGTGTTTATGACATCTACAAAAACGGCCAGCAACTGTACGCGCCAGATAAATGCTACCCGCTGAATGGCGAGCAATATGTTATCACACCGCACGTCGGTGGCCATGGCTTTAAACATATTTTCGGCATGGTGCTGACTATTGGCCTCCTGATTGCCGCTCCGCACAACATTTTCGGGTTGTCGAGCATGTTTGCTCGGTCCCTGGTATCCGGGGCCATCATGATTCTTGGCGGCAGGCTCATCAACAGCATTCTGCATCTCAATCAAGTGCCACAGGTCGAAGTTAACCAATCACAATCCTATGGATGGGAATTGCCGACGGTGCAGACGCAGGAGGGCAACACCATCGGAGAAACGTATGGGTCCTGTATCCCGGCACCACAATTACTTATGTGTCACGTCGACACTGTCGATGATAATACACAGTACCTCAATGCGCTGTACTGCGGCGGCTATGGCCCAGTCGACAGTATCACCGACCTTCGTATCGGCTACACGCCGATTGAAAACTTTCAGGATTGCCAGGTTGAAACACGTACCGGGACAAATGACCAGACTCCGATTTCTTTTTTCCCAGATACCGTAGCTGACCAAAGTGTCGACATGACGCTGAAAGAGGGGAACGCTGTCACGCGAAGCACGGACAGCAGCGACGTCAATCGTATTGACGTAACCGTGACGTTCCCATCCGGTATCTACTATCAAAAAGATGATGGAAATTTTGGCGATCAGACGGCCCGCTTCAACATCGCGTATCGCGTGACTGGCACGAATAACTGGTCCAGTCACGATTACTCGATTACCCGGGCCACCAATCAGGCTATCCGAAAAACGTATTCTTTCAGCGGACTGGCCTCGGCCCGCTATGATGTTCGCGTTACAGCCGTAGAAACGCCGCTGACAAACCGTCGCTGCGCACTGATGCAGTGGTCTATCTTGTCGGCGTATATCTATACCGGCGCCTTTATCCGGCCGAATAAAGTTCTCGTTGCTATGCGCGTCAAAGCGACGAGCCAGCTGAACGGCGGCGTTCCGAATCTGACCTGGACACAGACTCGTAAGAATGTCTGGGTATATGATCCGACATCAAAAACGTATGTTCAAAAGCCGGCGAGCAATCCCATTTGGGCCGCGTACGACATCCTGCATCAATGTCGCCAGCTGAAAAACGTAAATACTGGCGCCTATGAATTTGTTGTCGAAGGCACGCCAAAGGAACGTTTCACAACATACTGGCAGGAGTGGCTGGATGCCGCAGCCTATGCCGATGAAATGGTAACGACCAACGACGGCACCAAGGAAAAGCGATTCCAGTTCGATGCGATTTTCGACACATCGATGAAGCGGCTGGAAGCGGCCAACAAGGCTGCCAATGTCGGTCACGCCGTCATCATTCAGCACGGCACGCAGTTCGGCATCGCTGTCGACAAACCGGGCGTCATGCGTCAGATCTTTGGCGAAGGGCGGACGCTCATGTCGTCGTTTAACGGGTCTTTCTCTTCGTTGGATGACCGGGCCCGCTCCGTTGAAATTACCTATAACGACAAGGACAACGACTATAAAAATACCGAGTTTTTCATCCGCTCTGCCCGCTACGCACAGGATGTAGAGCTTCAGGATAATACGGCTCAGCTTACGTTGTTCGGTGTGTCTCGGCGCTCTCAAGCGTATCGCGAGGGCATGTATTTGCTGGCCACGAACGAACGGCAGCTGGAAACGGTAACGTTCTCGGCCGATATCAACGCCATCGTCTGCGAGTACGGTGACATCATTGGCGTCAGTCATAGCGTGGCTAGGATTGGCCTGGCATCGGGCCGCATCGTGGCTGTCGACGGGAATATCCTCACGCTGGATAAAGACGTCACACTGGATGCCAGTGAAAGCTATGGCGTGAAAATCCAGCTATCCGCTAATGACCACATCATCAGCCGGGACATTAAAGCTGTTGCCGGAACATCAAATAAAGTCACGGTGACGACGCCCTTTGATGATGCGGACACGCCGACGGCGTACGATACATACGCCCTGGGAGTCGTTGACAAAATCGTCCAGCCTTTCCGCATCACGAAAGTGGAAAAGGACAGCGATGAAAAAGTGTCGCTGACTTGCGTACAGTACGATGAAACTATCTACGACGTGGACTATAGCCGCTATCCGGTCATCGACTACACGGCACAGGACCCGCTTAGAGCGCCAGTCAATTTGACACTCGTCGAACAAGCTCAACGCAACTACGCAGGTGTCAAAATCGACGATATTGTCGCATCATGGCAGATGCCGGGAAATAGCCGCTATGACTCTTTCCGCGTCTACTACTCCGTCGATGGTGTATCCTGGACCAGCTGCGGCAGTACGACGGACATGCAGATGACCATCGGCAATGTAGACCCGACAAGACGGTACCACGTCCGAGTCAGTGCGGCCCTCGATGGGGTCGAATCTGCGTATGTATTGGCGACTATCAGTTTGACTGGCAACATTCAGCCGGCGGTAGAGCCAGAAAACATTACAGCGTATACGCAGTTCCGCAAACTTCTGGACGGTACGGACCGCTATGATATCGCCGTATCGTGGGGCCCTGATGGCCTGAGCGGGCGCGTCTACTATAAGCCAAACCATGTGCAGGCAGACCGACTTGTCTTCCAAGAAGGCGTGGCCGCCGATGAACTCGGCTGGTGCGGCCCCTGGACGTATGCCGGCACCGGCGTCAATCAGTTTACTATCCCGCAGTGTGTTCCGGGCGATACCTATCGCATCGCGATCTGTACAGCCAACGAGCTGGGCGAGTATACGACACCTGACAACTCACCACACAAAGACGTACTGTGCGCCGCCAGGACGACGACGCCGAACACCCCGGGGAAAGTATCCATCATCTTCCACAAAGACCGGTGCACGGTCAGCTGGGGCGCCGTCACAAATGCTGACATCGCTTTTTATGAGGTTCGCACGGACGCCGGCGCGGGCACGAAAGATGGCGCATTCCTGCTCCGCACGAACAGCCTGGCAGCCGACGTAAAATTAACCGAAAGAACAGGGCGGATTTATGTCTTTGCTTGCGGTACTGATGGGAAATATAGCGCGGCTGCCGAAGCGCAGTATGCGAAGCCAGCGCCAAAAGCACCGGATGCACCAACAGTTACCAGTATTTTAGGCGGTATGAGCATCGCCGCCGATCCCATACCGAGCGATTGCCTCGGCTTGAATGTTTATATCGGTGACGTGTGCTTGTACGCCGTCAATAACGCGATGACCTATACCTGCGCTGCCGGTATCTACCACGTCAGCGTAGCCTATGTCGATCTCTTCGGCGAGGGCGAGCGCTCGGCTGAAACGACTTGCACCGTCAAAGTAAAAATAGATCAGGCCCTCATGGATGAAGAAGCCGTATCCCTGGCAAATGTGGACAAAGCCCTGCAAGAAGCTATCCAAAAGGGCACAGATGCGAAGGACAAAGTCGTATCTCTTGTGGGCGATTTAAACAGTCAAGATGGCGCTAAAAAGTATTCAGCTCTTGTACAGCTGCAAAACAATATCGAGGCTCGTGTAGAAGACCAGGACAAGCACATCATCTCACGTATCAACATGTCGCCAGAAACTATTACCATTGACGGGAAATGGACGCACATCACAGGTGATACTACGATTGACAAGAATGTCATCGTCAATGGGATGATTGACGCTAACGCAGTAACGAGCAGAGAATTAGCGGCTGGCTCGGTTACGGCTGATAAAATGAGCGTAGCTACACTATCTGCAATTACAGCTACGATAGGGACCTTGCAGACGGCAACTTCTGGTGCGCGGTCTGTACTTAAAGATAATCTTTTTGAGGTCTATGATAGTAATAACAGATTAAGAGTTAGGCTAGGTGTTTGGTGATGCCGCAAGGTTTGCAAGTCATGAGAGCGGATGGGTCCATATCGCTTGATGTGACAGATCGTATCGCTAAAATTGTCGGATCCTACACAATTGACGGCTCGACTAACAGTGGGACTATATATAACTCGGAGTTAGGTGATGGTGAGATTTGGTGGTTTTTCACCACGCTTAGTTACCCATCTGCTAACATGAAATACAATAACAACAAAACGTGGGAGTCGCCGACTATTACGAGGGGAGATAAGTGCCTAAACTGGTCATTCCCAACTGATCGACATATCTCAGGCGTTTTACTATACGGGGTGTTTTGAATGCCAGACAGCGGAATTGTCGTATATAACGATTCTAATAAATTGCTTTTAAATAACAGTTATAAAAATTTTTATGTTAGCCGGAAACTTCCCGTATCTGGCACCGGAACGACAACAGGTACGTTCCAGGACGGCGAATTGTTAGCAGCTGTTGGCGGTGTTAACGCAAACAATATCGACGCTTATTGCGAAAGCGGGGTGAACGGCTGGACTTGCACCGTAAAGACGTATCAATCTGGGCTTTGCGTGTATGTCTTATCCACGAATGTGCCCGATACTGAGCACGGCGTGGGGTTGGAAATTTTTGACGCCTCGGGGAAGGTGATATTTAACAGTACTGTAAATCCTGCTCGTGTGCTAATGTTTGGTCATAATGAGGCAGGGTTGCCCGTTAATAATACATATAAATACGCTATCGCAACAGGATCTCATGTGTCTTTACCATACTACTACCGCTCTTATGCGCGTAACATAAGCTACTCTACCGTTGATCACCCAGCACAAACGCATTACGAGGCGCCAAAGTATGAGATGAAAACAATACATCATCCAGCTGAATATAGCTGGCAGCAGGTGTATAACTCGACTACCAAGCAGTATGAACTGAAATACGTTAAAACTAAAGATGCCTATGACGAACTACAGTGGACGCAGGTAAGCCCTGGAAGGACGGTGGTTGATAAGGCAGCCTATACAGAGTACATAACATCGTGGTCTGACACCATGACTGAGTATACGTCGCTAGAACTTAAAAATTTTTCAGTTTCTAATGGGCGCATAGAGCTAACCACAAAATCGTTTACAGAAAAATATTGGTCACAATCTTCTGTCGTGTCGTCTGGTAAGCAATCCAGTACAACAGGATACCCGGGGGTTGATCCAATACCGAATGGAATAGATGCTTCATATGCTTATACGGTGAATCCTACTAGTTTCTTATTATTTGACGTTAGCGGGTGCTAGCAGAAAGGACATTAGTGATGACTCAAAATTTAATTTGCAACGGGAAGGTTTTGTTTGATATGGCCGATGGCAATAAAGCCGTTTACACGTTTAAAAATGACGAACAGAATATTATGTTCAGCGTAAAATCAAAGGACGATAACGCTTTTGATTTAGGAGATCCTGTGATTATGACCTTAGAAAAGAAGGGATAAAAATGAAAAGACAAGTCTTTCAGCCAGGAGAAATTAGGGACGAGCAAGATAATATTATACGGCCAGGTACTTACGGGAAAAAGACGGCCATGGTCACAGCAGACAATGGGGGCATACTGGACTATATCATCAATAATTTTGATGCCTTGTATGACGCTATGCATGGTGGCAGGGTGTATGTAAAAAGCGCAGCCGATTTGCCGACTCCTGGCGATGTAGCCGCCGTATACATTGCGGAAGACGTCGGTAAGTGGTACTACTGGGACCCGGGCACGTCAAAATACGTAACAGCGGATAATGCCAGGGCGATTTTAAATCAGATGTTGGATGCTCTCGATAAGGCACAAAAAAACGAAGAAGCCACGGCAAGCAGCGCCACGGCCGCGAAAACGTCCGAAACAAATGCAAAAGCATCTGAAACAAGTGCCAGCGCCAGCGCGACGTCTGCAAAGTCCTGGGCTGAAGACAAAGACAGCCCGGACGGTATTGCAGATACTGACAGCTCGACGGGATACACGCAATCTGCCAGATCGTGGGCCCTGGCGGCGAAAACGTCAGCAGCATCGGCGTCGGCGCACCTGGAAGAAATAAACCGCCCTGTTTACTATCTCGATAGCGACGGGTGTTTGTGCGAAAAAATATTTGTAGAGGTGACTGAATAATGGCAACAACGACATTAACAGATTCTCAGCGCGTCCCTGTATTGTCTGAGCAAAAGAAGCAGACGGAATACATGCAAAGCATGGCCGAATCGCTTGTCAAAATGGCCAAGTCAGCATGGAAGGATAATGGTAGCTTGGACAACTACATCGTGACACTGCTGGACGGGACCAAGGAGAAGTATAAAGCCGTACAAAAGGCCTGGTTCCTGGAAAACGGCGCAGAAACAGCAGACAGCGCGACACTGACAGCGCTGGTTGACCGCTGGTATACCATCACGCGTAAACCATGGAACGGCTGGGTCCGCTTTTATCATCCAGATGTTTCATCGCAAACGACCGGCGAGAAGATGGGCGATTTGAAAGACATGAAATGTGTACCGTCGACGGATACGGTTGCAGGCCAGGACGACTTTGCCGGAAATCCATTATTTGCGATTACCTACGTTAACTGGACACTGGACACGAACGGCTTGCCGCAGATCACCGCTATTAAAGGCGTAAATGCAGGATACGAGCAGAGTAATCCGGATAAACTCGTTGGCGTCGTACAAATGACCGGCTATCATTGGTGGACCACGATTGACGAATCGAGCCAATATTATTACGAGGGCTATAGCTCGACTCACTTAACCGACAAGACACATATCGAACCGCTTCCAGAAGCAGTCAAGCCAGATAAAACCGTACGGCCCTGGGTGATCCACGCACCGTATATTGCCGGCAAGAGCAGCAGCGGGAAAATGACATGTTGCAGCGGCCAAATACCGATGGGTAACGTTTCACACAATAATGTGCATGACAGCGCCCGCGTCAACGGCGCAAACTACAGCGGCGGTTGTTCGTGTGATCGTTCGTTCTTAATTCTGATGGCCCGTTTGCTTTTTGGGTCGCTTACGATTGATGGCATTTTAAACGGTTGCTATTCGTATTGGAAAGAATACACGGCAAAGGTCGCGGAAACATCGACGTCGCGAATCATCGTTGCCGATGACGCGAAAAATATTTTTGTCGTCGGGTCGAATGTTACCATCATCACGCAGAAACAAGGTAGTACCGACGAAATTAGACAAAGCACGCAAGCCGATGCGACACATCGCTATACAATCACAGACGTGCAGGAAGTAACGATAAACGGAACGACATATTGCGCTATATACGTCAACGCGTCAACGAAATTTGATACCGTGTCGGATGCAGACAGCTCCGTGACGGCGACGTGTATTTTCCCACAGCCTTGGAATTCCGGCAGCACAGATGCGGTGTTGGGAAATACCGGCGCGCTAAACTGCACGGATCAGAAACATACTGTAAAAATTCAGGGCATTGAATTTGCAAACGCGCAATGGGAAATTTTGGCAGACTCTATCAACAAATTATGGAAAGACACGGACGGGAAATACTACTATACGTGTTATACCGTCAACACTGCTTCCAAACAGTCGACAGATATCACCAGTGACTATATCGAGGGCGACAGCTTCCCACAGCCGACGGTCGCAAACACACAGACATACATTAAGTATGAAAATTATAAAAATGGGATGTATTATCCAACCGTTACAGGTGGATCGTCGGCAACCTATGCAGCTGATTTGATTGAAATCAATGGGAACGTCGACAATGGCAGACGAGAATTTATGTGTTTTGGCGGCCTGTATTGGGACGCCGCCGCGTATGGCCTGTCGTACTTG